CTCTTGATTTTAGTTTTAAAAGCGGATCAGAGTCAAATTGTGATGTAATTTTCTTCTCTTCCTTCATAAAATCTTCTGTCATTTCAGAAATTAAGATAGCTTTTCTTGCTTCAACCTGTTGAGTTAGTTGTTGTAGCTGTTGTGCCATCGCAGGATCTTGTGCAGCCGCTGCTTGCATCTGTTGCATCTGCTGTAATTGTTCTCTAAACTCTAATTGTACCTGTTCTTGTGCCATCAAACTAATATGTTCTAAAATATTTTTTTGAATTGCAGCCATAACAGCAGGATTATTTCTAACCATGTTAGTTGCCATGAAATTTAAGTGTGCTGTGATGTGTGCTTGATGATCTTGACCAGGAAAAGCTTGAAAAGGTTTACCAGCCATTGCATTAATGTGTTCCATACTTGGGTCCATAGGTGCAGTTGGTGCTGGTGGAGGTAAAATTGCATCAACATTTTTAACTCCGATAGCTTCATACATGTTTCTATACACTTGATACAAGTTATGTAGTTGTGGATTTGATGTTGCTAATTGTAATTCTGTTTGTGCCATCGTAATTCTTTGTGACATAGAAAAAATATTTGGATCTGCAACTGGTACAACATCTATTCTATCATCAAAGTCTGCTTGTTTGATTGTTCTTGCACCACCAATTACATCGTATGGATATTCTGGCGGCAAGTATTGTGAAATAATTTTACCTAATAATTTAAATTCTTGTTTCATAGCTGCATACAATCTTTTGTGTATTGCGCTCATGACTCTTGAACCACGCTCTAACAATGCAATAGTTGTACCAACAGCTGCGTTTTGTTTTGTATCACCAACTTGCATGTCAGCGATCGCAGCAAATCTTTGTCCTGCTTGAACTACTACACCTAATAATTGTAATAATGTTGGTGATGGTTCTTTGTATGGTAATGGAAAGAATGCATCTCTTAAGCTACCACCTGGTGCATCAACATCTTTAAATTCACCTGGTTGTATTGGAGCTGCTTCATCTCTAACTCTTACGCCTCTTTGTTTAAATCCTGCAGGTAAGTTTGCTAATGTTCCTGCATCTAACAATTGACGGAGAGCAGAAGTTGCAGTTCTGCTCAATCCGCCAATCATATGAATGAGTCCAAAGCCATAAAATCCTAGTCCTGGCAGAAATTTGAAGTGGACGAAGTATTGGATTTTATTCTTCTTCGGATCATCGGGCGCATAGTTTCTCCGTATGGAGAGTACTACTCGGCTGCCTTCTTCTACAGTTACTATGTAGGGCAATTTTATTCCAGTCGGTTGACCTTCTGCATCAACCTCCTCAAAACCTTCTAAGTCTAAATTAACATGACACTCTAACAAAGTATAAATCGGTTCTTGTTTACCAGATTTTTTTGTACCTTCTAGTTCACGTTCTTTTTTTTCTAATTCGTTATTTGTTACATTACCTGGTGGACCTAATTCTATATCTCTGTAAAAACCACTGACTTGTTGTTTTCTTAATTCATTCTCAGAGATTTTTACAGTATGTATTACAGATTCCGCATCATCCAAACTTGTTGCTGTGTATGGCACAACTAATTCATCTGCAGGTACAAACTTAGAGACAACTCTTCCCATGTTTGTATCGTAGTAAACTTTTTTAAATGTAGATCCTGCAAGTGGTAAATGAAATAACATTGAATCAAATTCTGGTTCATATTCTTTCATCTGATCCATAATTAAATAATTCATGTAATCTTTCACACGTTGTGATTGTTGTTCTGTAGCTGGCGTTTTAGCTCCGATTACCTGTGTTCTTACTGGTCCGTCAGCTGGTAATAATTCTTTGTATGCTTGCGCTTGAAACTGTGTGACCGCTTCTGCTAATACTGGGTGTGTTGCACCTGAAGCTCCTTGAAATGGTTCTGATCTATTTTCATATTTAAAACCTAAAAGATCTAAACCTTGTGTGTATGATTGCTCCCATTCTTTTCTTGACATTTTATAATCAAGATAATTTTGAACCATATCACTACCAATAGGTGATAATATTTCATCTGGTAATAGATCTGCTAAATTATCAAAATGAGATTCTGTACCTGGTACATTGATTGCACCTGGTTCAAAATTTAATGTAACACCACCATCTTCTTCTGGTGTAACTTCTACTGGATTCTGTTCTACTGTTTCCTGAACATCAACTTCAGTGACATCTTCTGGTTTGATTTCTACTTCAGCTCTTGTGTTCGGGAGTCCTTTATCTATATCTGCCATTTATACTCCTAAAGTTTCTTACCACGTTTATAGATACCTGGCAACCCTTGAGGTTGTGGTCCTGATTCTGGTGCCGGTCCTGATTTATCACCTATTAAACCACCGTCTCTAGCACCTTCAAATGCTAATGCTTCTTGTTGTGCTCTTAAATTTTGTCGTTGCTCTGGTGTCATTGCTTTTAATTCACCTATTCTTTTTTTAGTGAACTTACCTGCTTGATACAAACCTTCTGCACCTAATGATGCAATACCAAGTGGTGATGCTACTCTTGCTATACGCATAGCCATTCTAGGATTAAAACCTAAATTAAATAATCTTTGTGCAGCTCCCATCTTTGCAGATTGTTTCACAAGTGCTGGTGCAAAAGCTGCCTCTGCTGCAATACTTGCTCTATCAATTGCAGACGTTGGGTCTACCCCAAAACCTGCTGTTAACGCTGCAGCGCCAAGTGGAGTTGGTATAGTTTTAAAAGCTTCTGCTAAAACACCTGGGCTAAAAAAAGGGTTTGCGTATAATCTTGCACTTCCGGCATCAGCTCGTTCTGCAATCTTTTGTGTTACTTTTGAACTTTGCACATCTCGTGCTATTTGTGGGATAGTTTTAATATCTTTTGGAACATTAAAAGAATATCCTTTGTTTTTATAATTATTTAAAAAAACATTTTTATAGTTAGGACTAAAATTATCAAAGTTTTTTATTGTTGTTTCAGGACTATCCAAAGATGCTTTAAATAGTCTTACTTTAAGATCACCTTTGGGAACATTTTTATTTATTTTTTGTTCATAATCAGAAACTAATTTGTTAAAGTCATCAAGAGCTAATTTAACTTTTTTATCTGTTTTAATATTAACACCTTTATTTTTTGCATTTTGAATTGCATCTTGTAATGCTTTTTCTTTTTTAGATTTATTACCATCAAAAGACGCTTTATCTTTTTTGTTTATGTCTTGTTGAATTATTTGACCAAAAATTCCATATGGCGTGGTCCCTCTTCTTACAGATGAAGTAGCACCAGCAACTTCATCAATATTATAATCTCCAGAAACAACATAACCGGGTGTCTCTCTTATATTTGATTTTATTGTTTTAATACTTTTTTCTCCAAAAATTTTACCTATTTTTAACTCATCTAATTCTCTTTGAGCTTTTGTGTGTGGTAAATTATTATAAACAAAATCAGCACCTTTTTTTAATTTTGTAGAAATACCAGGAACAGGATCATCTCCCGATACAGCGGCGGCAAGTTGTGTTAATCTAGCAACAGCATTAGTATTTTTACCAAGTATCTTTTTTATTCTTGTAAGATCTTTTGTGTATTGTGATTTAGTTCTATTAGGGTTTTCAAATATGTTCATAATTTGTGGATCTTTAGATAGTTCTAATAATTCTTTTTGAACCACTGCTTTGTTAGCTGGAATTCTATTAGGATCAACTGGTGGTAAACCATCTTTTATTCTTCTTTTTTCAACTTCAGTTAATTCTAAAAATTTTTTTCCGTAATTTTTTAAGGCAATAGGATCATACATTTTATCCATTCTATATCTAGTCATTGTGTTTTTATCAAATTTGCCTGTAATAATATTGGATCTTTCTAAAGTGGTAAGATCATTAATATCTTTGCCAAATAATAATTTAGCTAAATTTTTTTGATTCTCTGTTGCTTTTATTCTTGGGCCCTTCATACCCTCTGATGGAAATTCAAATTTAAAATTTTTATTAGGAAATTCTTGAAAAACTTCGGTAACATTTCCCATAGATTCTTTTTTAATTCCAAATTTTTTTGCAAGTTCTTGTCTATTTACAGTGGACCCACTAGGAAGATTTTTTACATACTCTCTTAATTTTCCTTTAGGGGTATCAGCGTATTCTGCTTTCTTGTCTATAACTACATTCTGACCTAATTGAACTCTACGTTTTGAAGTTTTAGATAAATTATCATAAACTTTTTTAGAATTTTTAGAAATAAATTTATTAATATTAGACTGTCTTTGTTTTGTAGTTAAATCTTTTAATGAAGTTCCATCTTGAAACGGCACTCGTCCACCATCAGCTTGTGGATTACGTTTCATAAATGCATTGATTGCTTCTCTGTCTGATATTTCTTCTTTAA